GAGCCTACGCAGCGCGAACTCTAGCTGCTGAGGCTGCAGATCGAAGGTGTACCCGGCGATGCCGATTTCCTCGAATGCAGCCATGACGAATTCGCGCTTGGTGTAACTCATCGCGGTTAGTCGTGCGCTTTAATCATGACGTAGCCAGCGGTGACGCCCACGCCTGCGGTTGAGACTCTCGCACGAAGCAGCGCGGCGTTGATATCTAGCACGGTCTGCTGAACGGTGCTGCTGGCAACCGCAGTGAGGGGACTGCCAATCGAGTACCACGTCGCGCCAAAGTCTTCGGAACCTTCGAGCTGCAACTGAGGCGCGGTCGTTGTGATTGCTCCGACGTTGATGACCAACTGCGTTGCGTTTCCTGCATCTCGAGAAATCAGAGTCGGGGTCGTGCTGTTAAGGGTCGTCAGGGAAACCGTGCGATCAATCAACTGCCGCTGCACTAGCGCCGGGTATGACGACTGAAGCCGATTGATTGTTCGCGTGAAACTCGGAGTCGTTCCGCCAACGGTCTGAACGTATCGAACTCGATTCCCCGAAAGCGGAATCATCGGGCTTCTATACGTCGCGCTTCCGGTCGTGATTCGACCGAAATCGTAGACCTTATACCAGCTAGTGCCACTGTCGTCCGATTCCTCAATCGTAACGTAGCGTCGGGCTTGTTCCAGATACAGCACCAATTACTAGATTGACCTGATAACTGATCCCGAACGTCGGAGTCACCGTCGCGCTCGTTACCGTTGCGGTAATAGAGCCGCTGGTGACGTCCACGACTAGTTGAGGAAAGTTCAGGTTCGCTGCAGTAATTGTCCCCACGGTCGTGACTGTGGGAAGCGTTCCAGAGGCAATAGAGACCGGAGCAGCCGAGTTTGCGACTTGAGGCCTGATAGAGTTTACCGCGACGTTCACGGCAGAGTATTCCGAAACAGAAGCCATGCCGATCGTCCACGCAGTGGTGGTGGCCGGGGCCGTTGTTCCGTTCGTGCAGCGAATCTGCAGATAAAGATTTGCGATTTCGTCTGGGATGTTTACGACTCGACTCGCTCTCTGCGTAGTCGCCTGAACAGTGCTGCTGGCGACTAGCTGATCTTGCAGCGAGGTCATCCCGTCCTCATAGGTCATGATGCCCATGTGGCCTGGAGAGGCTGTCGTATTGATCGTCGCCGTCGTGTCGCTGCTTGCATATCCTCGACGGCCTGCGTCATAGGCGGCATTCGTTGCAGTAGTGCCGTTGTACGTTGTGCGATGAAAATTCCACCCGTACACCGTACAGGTCGCTGTTCCTGATGCTGGCCAGCCTGCAACGGTGAGCGTAACGAGAGGGCCTGCTACAGATGCGATCGCATATCTGCCTGGTCTGCCTGCTGCACCACTAATCCCGCCAACGCTGACTGACTGGCCGACGTTTGCGCTCGTGAACGGTGAGCCTGGAATGTTGACCGTAATCGATACTGCGCTGTTGATAGTGACGGCGCAGTTATCACCGAGAACATCCACCAGCTCGATGACGAAATTCTGATCGGCGATTCGCTGAGAGAGTGAACACTGCCAGCGAACTACATTAGGCCCGCTGAAGAAATCATTACTCCGGAGAATCAATTCAGAGTTAGCTGTCGTGCCCGTGTTGATGACGAGATCGCCGCCGCTCTGGCTATATGTGATCCCGGTTCCGCGAGGGCCGATCTGGGCAAAAAAATCTGGATCCGCGCCGCTCGCGATGACTTTCGCAAACGTCGTTCGGAACATCGACTGCGTCGATGGCTGATTGACCTCCGCATACGTTCCATCCCGCATATTTCGATTGCGGCGACGGACATCGTTGTAACTCTTAATCAGGTCATTCGACACGGCGTTTCCCCCTTTGCCTGTCTGATGTTAGGCGCGCTGTTCTGCGATTCGCTCTGCGAGCTTTCTGTCGGTCGTGCGACCATCGAACGAGATTCCCAGTTCGGTGGCCATCTGCTCGAGTTCCGCCCTCGTTGGGGCCGAATTGTCTGGCTGTTCGACTTCACCCTGCGACTCTGGCTGCGACTCTGGCTGCGACTCTGGCTGCGACTCTGGCTGCGACTCATCGAGCCCGAGAGCAGACAGAAAATCCGGGCTCCATCCCTGCTCGAGTGCCTGGTCTAGATCATCTGGGTGAACACCCTTCGAGTCGTACTTGAGCCCTGGCGGCCCCCAGTGCGGCCCATTGAGTTTGAATACCAAAATCACATTGACCCCTTCTTCATCGGCTTGGGAGCCTTAGACGGCTTCCCAGCCTTCATAGCAGCAGTTCTGGCGGTAGAGAGCGCCATCGCGACGGCTTGCTTTTGCGGCTTTCCTGATTTCATCTCGGTCGAGATGTTTTTAGAGATGGTCTTTTTCGAGTAACCCTGCTTCATCGGCATCCGAGAATCTCCGTTAGTGCGACGCAGGCCGGTGGACAGAAGCCCTCCCGGCCTGCGTCTCAGCCTCTAGCCGAGGCGATAGGTGACGAACGTATCGGCAGCAGTCTTGCGGGTGCGGAACTGGCCGCTGGTCGTGTTCGCGACCGCGCCAGAACCAACGAGCGTGTGCCCTGAGGCCGCAGCCGTGACGGTGAAGGTGTTCGCGCCGCCCGTGTTGATCACGGCCCAGTCAAACGAATCATTGACCGCCCAGTTACTGGCCAGATCCCAGATGGCACCCGTATCCAGCGTCGCGGTCACTGCCGCAGCAGTGGTCGAGGTCACGATGCCGCCGAGGCAAAGCGCCACGGTGAGAGTGCCGGTCGCGTTGAGAGTGCTCGGAGCAACCTGCACCGGAGACAACAATCGCTGCTGCTGAACCTGTGGAGCGGTGCCGACTTCCCAGAGAACCTGCAAGCCGCCAGACGCATCGACAACGACTTCAGCGCCTGAAGTGTAGGGTCCGAACACGGTTTGGGTGTTGATGACTGAGCCCAAAAGAGTGCCAGTCGTCGGGTAATTCGGGTAACCAATCAACCGACTTACAGTGGCGGAACCCTGCGTAAAGACGGCGATCGATTCGTTTGCCGGGATGGTGATCTGCTGCGTCCCGAATGGAGCGATTACGTTAGACATGGGGCCTCCCTTAAGTCTGCGAGAACATGATGATTCCGCTCATTTCGGGCTGTTTATTAACTACCCCGTAGAGCGTATCGAGACGATATTTCGTCTTCATGGTGTTGATGTCGTACTGCTTCGACATAACCAGTTCGACTCCCTGGTCAGTCGATGCCCGCATGACGGCCACGCCCGCATCGCTCGGGACTGCATAGCGACCCGGCAAGATTTCGAGCGAATCTTTCTGCCAGAACGGATTCATCGATCCGGCAACCGTGTTCAGGAACACGATCGGAGCAGTCGCGCTCGGAGTCACGATCACGACGTTCTGGTTCTGCGCTTCCGCATCAGAGCCGCCCTGGTTGCTGATGATCGGAGGCGAGATGACGAGCGTCGTCGAACTCGGCACGGAAATCACTCGGAACGTCTTCAGAATGCCGGTGCTGGACTTCGTGATGTGATGGCACGCGAAGACCGAGCCGACGGTGAACGAGTCGCCCGCAGCCACGTTAGTGGTGCTGGAAACCGTGATCGTCTGGTAGCGATTATCCACGTTCGAGGTTTCGCCAGTCGAAGCGGTCGAAGTCGCCTTCGGCACCCAGTAGTTCGACGCAGCTGCCAAAGTCGAAACCGTGAGAGAGCCGCCACCAGCTGCCGCAGCCTTACGAACCGCATAATCCAACTTGAACGTATCAAAGCTCGCGACTCGGCCTACGAAAGCGCGACGGTAGGCATTGTCGGTCGTTTCGTTGCCGAACGAGCGCGAAGCCTTCGCGAGATCAGACGCCATGCCTTTGTAGTCTCGAGTGGAAAGAGCCAGATAGCGGTCATAATCGACAACGCCCTGCTCGTTCATCACCGCTTCGCATTCAGCGACATCATCGAAGCCGCTGGCCGCGCCGGTTCGCTTGACGAACAGAGTGCCCTGGAGAGCCGCCACGTTCATGATTGCGACGTTGATGTCAGAAGCGAGCTTCTGCTTCGCGGCATCACCAAGGCGCTGCTCCTGCAGAGCGTCGCGCAGTTCGGTCGCAGTCATCACCCACGGAACCGAGCGAGCGAAACCGATGGTCGCTGGGACGGATAACTGAGTGTAGTCATCGAAGTTCGTGGTCATGTCGGTGCCGCTGTACGAAGTCGAAATGTACGGCTGCGGACGCCAGATGACGTTGCTGGTGCGCTCCATGAGCGTCTGGTCGGTGTTGTAAACGGCGACGTTGCGAGAGAGTACGAGGGCGTCTTGGAAGCCCTCAAGGATGTCTTCAAACGCAATGCGTTCTTCTTTTGAAAAAGCGTTAGCCATAGCGGCCTCCAGTTTTGAGTGATTGATTCTTTACCACTCATCCTGAAGGCCGGATGGGAGCCGTCTGCCATTTTTAGGGTCGGCGAAGCCCGATTGCGCGGAGCCTACCGCTTCGATCTCTTGTACGCAACCACTTTGCTCATGTCTCCAGTCTTGGCGGCTTCTGCTCGTAGCCGCTCAAGCGTGCTATCGACCGCGCCAGATACTGGTGCCGAGCCTTGAGCGACCCGCTTCTCTGGTTCCGTAGCTGGCTTTTTTCTGCTGATTTTCAACTGCGCCTCCAATTTTGCGATCGCGAAAGCGAACTTCACCGGGTCGGTGATAGCCGCCAGTTCCTTTGCCTTTTTCTCGTTTTTCCCGAGGGCGTAAATGACGATGGCAGGATTCTCCGCGCCCGAGATGACGATGCCCTGCTGAGTGAGGTCGAGAATGTCTGCCGTCGTTGCCTCGACCTCATCGAAGTCCGCTGCTCTGAGAGACGTTCGCTGCTGGCCATAACGGTCTAGCGTCTTTTGCCAGTCGTCGGATGCTTTGCGCTGAGCAGCTGCTGCTTCTGCTTCTGCGCTGTCGATCTTGCGCTTGCGCTCATGCCAATCAACTAGCTTTCGCTCGAACGCATCCGGGTCGAACTCGCACCCTTCGAGCGTTGGCTTCTCGCCGAGCGGCTCTGTTTTCGGGGCCGAGATTTTTTGCAGTTTGTCTTCGAGTTCTCGGATGCGTCTCTGGTCTTCGCGATTCTTTCGACGCAGATCTCTAACCCATTCTGGGGCGGCTTCCTGCTCCTGCTGCTCGGGCTCCGGTTCGCCGATTGAGACTACGATCTCGCCCGCGTCTTCTCCCGCGTCCTGCTCTGCCGCCTGGTCATTCTCATCGGCTGCATTCTCGATGGTCTGTTTCTCGTCATCAGTGACTAAGCGCTCGTCTTCGTCGATCATTGTGGTTCAACTCCTGTCTGCTGTTGCGGGATTATTTGCGCCGTCTCTGGCGGCTGCTCGAATGTCTGCTGCGGGATGTCTGCGACGACAACGGCAGGCGGCATCATGCTCGCCTCAGGCGCTCTAGCTTTAGAGACTCTGTCGATGACTTCAAACGCCTGCTGCTGCTCGGTCGAGTCCGTATTGGCGATCGTTTCCACCGTCTTCGCCCGAATCAGATCTGCATCCGCCATGTTGCGCTCTGTTCTGCTCTGCGCTTCGAGAGCCTTCGCCCTGGCCTCCTCTGCTGCCGCCTGGAGGTAGAGCGTCTGAGCTTCTGGCTGTCTCTGCGCGGCTTCCTGCGCGAGTTCCTGCGCTTCCTGCTCATCAGGCTTCAGGACGCCAGCCTTGAGAAGTTTTTTGCGGAAGTACGAGCGCACATCGGCAATCCCTTCGCCGTCCATGTTCATCATGGCCATCGAGGTGAGAACGGCTTTTGTCTCGTCGTCTGCTGCGAGCATGATCATCCCGGTGAGCGCTCGAACTGTCGATGCTCGCTTCGAGATGCTGGAGGGCCCGATGGTTGCGACAACGTCGAACTGAGCGCCAGAAAGGTCGTTTTCTGTCTCGACCGTTCCTGTCTCTGAAACCATCGGTCGCGACAGTTCGACTGATTTCATTTCGCCTTGGGCGTTTATGCCCTTCATCTTTCTCCCGCGCTCGCAGTAGATCTCCGACGCCATCGAGAGCCAGATTTCCCCGCCTCGCTGCACGCCGACTGCGAAGTTCGACATGTAAATGAACGACTGCTGATCGACTTTCGTCTGAATGAGTTCAATCGCTTTGCCCGACATGTTCGGCTGCATCTGCTCGGCCTGCTCTGGATTGCCGAGAATGTCCCGAATGTCTGCATCGGTCAGCTGAAGAATCCCGGCCAGCGCTGGGGGAATCTCTGCCGACTTCGTGTACGCCACCGGCCCGGACACCTGCTGAGCGCCAGCTGCGTCGGTGACTGGATTCACGAGCATGTACGGATAATTTTTTAGATTATCTTCGGCCCACATGACCTGGTGGCCTGCAACCTGTTCGGGCACGAATATAGGCTTCTCAACGCTCGAGAATGCGCTGATCTCCGCGAGCTTCGATAGCTGCATATTCTTCAGTCGCTGAGCGTCCTTGACGAGGCGAACGTGGCCCATGCAGCGCTCGACGTTATCGATGAACCATCGTTTGCCGTAGATGGGCACGATGGGGATGTTCCGGCCTGCAATGTAGC